GCTGATTCTGGGGTAGAGCGCAAGCCGCGCTATTTCCTGTGGCCGCTCCGCCAAAACTTCCGCGGTTACATCGCCCAGGGCGGATAAAGAGCCGTTTTCCCGCAGGCCCACCGGATAGGTGAACAGCAGATTTTCCTTGGTAATGCCGTGGTCATTCATCCTTGCATCCCCCAATCAGCAGGGGGAATGAGTTTAATCGTACACTCCCTTACACTGCTCAGAAAGGGAGCACTCGACTTTCCGATTGCTGAGCGACTAACAACAGACATTCCAACCGAAACCCCTGCTTGTTCCAGCTCGCGTAATGCCTCAAGCAGCTTCCGCTCTAAAAGGTGCTCATTCATCCTCGTAGCCTCCATCCGTGATGGTGATGTTTCTTAATTTCGCTACCTGGGGAATGGCCTGAGACTGGTCGTATTGCATGTAATCCCCCAGCATCAAATTGCCGTCCCGCAGGGGGGTGAAAACCGGCGAACGGATGTCAATGCGCTTGATTCCGGCCTCCATAAGCAGGTGGTAGAGCTTGGACGGGTTAATGTCCCGGCCCAGCTTCGCACTCTGCCACGCGATATACTTCTCCACCGCGGCCCGTACTTTTTCAGCGGTTTTGGCCGCGCTCTGCATGGAGCCGTTGGTGAGATAATAGGTCAGGTCGATGTCGTACTCCACCATCTCCGCGTCCTCTACAGACACAAGATCGGTGAGTGGCCTTACCGTGTCAGCGCTGCACTCGGCCAGCACTTTCCGCTTTACCTCGTCCCCCGCCAGGGTGCCGTCCTTCATGAGCACATAGATTTTTACCTCTCCCGGAATGGGCGAGTTCGCGACTACGTCGGCGATCTCGGTAGGAGCGGCCTGCTTCGCGAAATAAGTGTACCCACCCCGCGCACCGGCGTCGCTGTACGCGTCCATGCTGGCCCGCATCAGTTCGTAATACTCATCATCATCCGGCACGTCGGAGCCGCCGCCGGAAATGGTAATGTTTTCACACCTGGTGTAATAGTCGTAGACGTCCACCAGCTTATTCAGCTGCCCCACGGTGTAACCGTTCCCCACTGTGCCCAGCGTCTGACACGTTACGTTTTCCACGTCCACGTAAGTCGCGCCGATGGGCACATAGCTGTCCTTCGGCGTGGCCCAAATCAAGGTCTTGTCTGCGTTGGTGATACGGGTTCCGGCGGGGATCAGCACGGGGGATTTCTGCGCTTCGGAGATGTAGAACCTCATTGTACACGTTGCCGCCTTCGCGGTCGGACGGGCTTTGCTGTAGGTGAGCTGCGCCAGCGCGTCCAGGTTTTGGCCCTCGGCGCGGCTGGGGATGTTCTGGTTGCCGGTGTAGTTGGTAAGAATCCGCTCCTGAATGATAACGTAGGATACCCAGCGGATATACTCTATTTTCGGTCCGGCAGGCTGTACGGTCTCCCCGGTAATGGCCTCATACGCCGCAGTCAAAAAAGTTATAAGTTCATCCGGGTCCGTAGGTATGAATTGGTACTCAGGATTCCGCACCATTGATCTCCACCTCCACTGTGAAAGCCAGCTTTCCGGGGTTGGACGGGTCATAAAAAAGGGTCATGCCTACGTATTTCGCCCTGGGTTCAAAGGTCTCAATAGCCTCCCGTACGGGAGCGACGGCCACGACCTTAGCAACGGGCATAGGCTTATCCAGAAAGCTGTGATCCAGCCCGAATTCCCGGTACATCGGGATACTGCCCTTGGGCGTGTACAGGATGAGCGCGACATTGCGCAGCACCTCCCGAACCAGGTCCGGCTCCTCAAGCTGAAGGTTTTTCAAGTCGGTCGAAGAAACGGTGTAGCTCACAATTCTGCCCCCTATTTTTTCAAATACTCCTGGAGCGACACGGACACCACGGCCACGTAAATGTCGCCGTTTTTATCGGTGCACTTAATCTTCGCCTCGTGTTTGTTGACGGTCCATCGGTACTTTCCGTAGGCGTGTTCCCCGATGGTCAAGGGCACGGCCTCTGCATTCCGTTCATAGGTGAACAGTTGCGTGATCTCCTTAATGGGCTCCACGCCCAACTGCGCCGAGAGGGTAATGTCGAAGGTAAAACTATCCGGATCCAACCCTGTAAACTCGGTGAGGGCGTCGGTACAGTGGCGGTCGTGGACAGCGTACCGGGCGGAACCGGACCACTTCATATTTTCCAGGGAGCGCCACACCTCATCGGAGACCTCAAACACGATGTCCCCCAGGCACCCGATCATTGCCACGGCTGAACCCCTCCCAAAATGAACCCGTCCGCGCTGAAAACGGGGCAGTAGATCACCAGCACCTGATCGCCCACCTTCGGCAGATAGGGCTTGATGATGACCTTGTGACGGTGGTCCGCGTACTCCTTCTCACCTGCGCGGGGTTCCCTCCACTCCGTTTCAAACTCTGTCCACTGCGTTTCGTCATACGGATAATAGTGGATGACGTCACGGTTGATTAGAACCGGCAGCCACCCGGAAGTGTCCTGCAGGTCCATGCCGGGGAACTTGACCCGCGACAATCGTTTTTCTTCGTCCACATCGGTTACGATCCCCAACCGAACCAGATGTTCAAGTTCCACAACGCCGCCCCTCCCTTATTCTGGGATGGTAAATTTCTGCCCTGGATAGATTTTGTTGGGATTGCTCCCGATCACGTCCTTGTTGGCCTCATAAATCTTCTTCCATTTTGCGCCGCTCCCGTACTGCTTCTTGGCGATGGCCCACAGGCTGTCGCCCTTTTTGACCGTGTAGGTACTGCCGCTTTTGTCCGCCGCGCCGCCGGTTTCATCGGAAGGTGATACTGCGTACCCCTCAATTTTTGTGGTGTAGCCGGAAGCGCTCACCGTGTGGGTGGCCTTTTTCACCAGGTATTTCCCGCTCCAGCCGCCCCAGCCGGACAGCTGGAGCGTAACCCCCGCCACCAAGGCGGTATTGCCGGGAAGAGTGATGGAAATGATCCGCGCGAATTTGTTGTGCAGGCGCAGCCGCCTTGCCGCCAGCGCCTGGGCTTCCCCGGCACTTTTTACTTTCGCGGTGATTTCCAAACACTGATCGGTGCTGACGCTGCCGTCCTCCGCGGTGCCCTCGATGAGCTTCCCCGTGGCCGGGTTCATATAGCTCACCCGGCAGGACGAATATTTTGTATCGGCTGAGCCGGAGGAGAGCTTATACTTGATATAGCCCCCCTCACGGCCCCTTTTAATGGTAAGCACAGGGGGCTTGGCCTCGTAATCGGCCAGGTCAAACAGCACGAGCTTCCCATCCGTGGCCTTCACCGAGATCCCGGCATCCCCGCACAGCTTTTTGAGAAAATCAATGTCACTCCTATCCGTCTGCTCCACCCGGTCATAGGACGGATCGGAGGCGGATTCAAACATACACCCCATACCGCCGTTCCCCGCGATCTCGTTGGCAATGCCGGACAGGGTGTAGTTCTCCCACGCCTTGGATTTCTTCGTCTGCCGGACGGCGGCGGAGAAGGCCAGCGAGGTGCCATTGATGGTGATAACGGACGGCGGGGCGGACGCTTCCACGCTGTCCAGCTCGAACGCCCCGGTGGGCAGCGCTCCGCTGCCACCCCAGTGCTCCGGGATAATCTCGGCACTTATTTTGAGCTTTCCGCTGGCGGCGGCTTTCACCGCCTCTGCCAGCCAGCTTTCCAGCCAAATGCCGTCCCGGTCCTGCAGCTTGAATTGGATGTCGTCGGTCATGTCGTCCATGTCGTCGGTGTACTGAAGCGACAGGAGATAGGGCTTGATGTCTTCGGTGATGTCGGCGCCGTCAAAGGTGACGGTCACCAGCGTCCTCCGGGCAAGTACTTTTTCCGCCATTTTTTCACCTTCGTTTCCACGGCGGCAGGGACTGGTTGATCTCCGGTTCTATCTCGGGCAGCGTGAGCACGATGCCCGCCGGAAAACTGTAGTACTCCCGGTACGCGCGGTTTAAGTTCATAAGCCGGTCTGTGTAACGGGTGTTTCCCAGCTGGCGAAAGGCGATGCTGTCCCACATATCGCCCTGGACTGTAGTGTAAGTTTTCATGTCGTTCGCCGCCTTTTAAGGTCATCCTGGATACCCTCAATGGCCTCCCGGACCACCTCGGACAGCTCGCCCCGCTGGACATAATCGTCCAGGGCCTGCACTGTCTCTTGCGGCGCACCGGCTTCGACATGAATGTGAATCTCCACGTTAATTCCGCCATCGGAGTATGTGGGCGCCTGCCCTATTGATGGTAGTTCCAAGATCCCGGTTGGGCCGGGCGCGTCGGTGACGGAACTGGCCACCATGTTGTAGTTGTTGAGTGTATTGCAGGCGCTGTTGAACTCCTGGTAGGTTCGGGCAATTTCAGCGATGTTGACGGTCTCTGAACCGCTGTACTCCTGTACTGCCTGCTGAGCCTCCGCCATTTGTCTGGCGATATTGTTTGCCCGTGCAAACACCAGTTCCGGTCCCTCCTCGCCCACCAGGGCAAGACCGGGTGCGGCGCTCTCGGTGCCGGCGGCGTAGGCGCTCAGTTCGCGGTTGTAACGTTCGTAAATGTCGGTGACTTGATGTATGGCTTCGCCCCTTTGGGGCGTGGTCAGGTCAGGCAGACCATAGTTGGCAGCTTCGGTTTCCATAACGCGGTGGTACCGCTCGTAAACGTCGGTGACCCGGCGTATGGTCTCCGCTGTTTCCATGGCGTTGAGGACCTTTTCCCCGCCCTGGAACACTACCAGTTCGGGGCCTTCCTCGCCTACCAGACTGAGACCGGGTGCAGCGCTCCCGGTGCCGGTGGCGTAGCCGTTCATGCCGGGCATATTCATGATGGAGGACGTGCCGCTGGAAATCTTTTTTTGTGTACGTGGATTCCCGCCGCTGGAGGACGGGACTAGAGCATTCGCCGCCGTGCGTGCGGCGGTAGAATAAGCGCTTCGAATCCTGCTGAGGGTTTCGGGAGCAGTCGCTATGTCAATGAATCCTTGAATGGTGGCCCTTCCGCTTTCTCTGGCCTCATCGCTCAGGTCCATGCCCTCGACGTCCTCCGTCAAAGCCAGCTGCAGCTCGTCCATGGCGTTGGTAAAATCAGTCTGCCAGTCCGCTGTCATCTCTGCTACCTTCTGCTGCTGCTCG